CCTCGCGTCTACTCGGGTGGCACTGGAACCGAGTCTGTCTACGACACCGCCGAAGTCATCCGATGGATGATCGCCCGCGAGACCGGCAGCCGAGACGAAGACGGCAACGTCATCGTGTTCGAGGCCGAGCGCGCACGCCTGACGAAAGAGCAGGCAGACAAGGCTGCCATGCAGAACGAGGTGACACGCGGCGTCCTGGTGGATGTCAACGATGTTGCGAAACACTGGGGCGGGCTGTTGACGAACTGCAAAACGAAACTGCTGGCCATCCCCACGAAGGCTGCTCCGATGGTCATCGGCAGCAAGTCGTTGCCGCAGGTTCGTGAGGTTCTGGAACGATTCATTCGAGAGGCGCTGCATGACCTCATATCTGCAAATCCCACTCCTGACAGAGGCGGTCAGGCTGGCACTGACGCCACCTCCCAACCTGACGGTGAGCCAATGGGCCGACCTGCACCGGAGACTAAGCGCCGAAAGCAGCGCGGAGCCGGGTCAGTGGATAACTGATCGGGCTCCGTTCCAGCGTGGTCTGATGGATGCTGTGAATGATCCGAGCCTGACCGAGATATGGGTGATGAAGTCGGCGCAGGTCGGGTGGACGGAGTGCCTTAACAACGTCATCGGGTACTACGCAGACCAAGATCCGGCCCCGATGTTGCTTATTCAGCCAACTCTGGAGATGGCGAACGCATGGAGCAAGGACAGACTTGCGCCGATGGTGCGTGACTCGCCGCGCCTGACGCACAAGATTGCTGACAGTAAGGCGAAGGACTCAGGGAATACGTTGCTGCACAAGTCTTTTGTCGGTGGGCACATCACGATAGCGGGAGCCAACTCACCGGCAGGGCTGGCATCGCGTCCGGTTCGCATTGTCCTGTTCGATGAGGTTGACAGATACCCTAACTCTGCCGGCGCGGAGGGTGACCCGGTGTCGCTGGCAAGGAAACGGACTACGACTTTCTGGAACCGCAAACTGCTGGCCGGTTCAACGCCGACGATCAAGGGCAAGAGCCGGATTGAAGCAGGCTTTCAGATGGGAGATCAGCGCCGGTATTTCGTGCCGTGCCCGCACTGCGACACTATGCAAACGCTCAAGTGGGCATTCGTGACGTGGCCTGACGGTGACCCGGAATCCGCGTGGTACGCCTGCGAGTCGTGCGGGTGTGCCATCACGGACAACGACAAGGGCGGAATGCTGGCCCGTGGCGAGTGGCGGGCAACGGCGGAACCGAAACGGGCCGGCATTGCATCGTTCCACATCAATGAACTGTATTCCCCGTGGGTCACGTTCGGGCAGATGGCTGCTTCGTTCTATGAGGCCAAGAGGCTGCCTGACACGCTACGAACCTGGGTGAATACCTCGCTCGGGGAGCCTGACGACGTGACCGGAGACACGGTAGACGAAACCGGATTGCTGGAACGGCGCGAGGTTTACCCGGCTGAAGTTCCGTCCGGTGTTGTCATGCTGACCTGCGGGGTAGACGTGCAGGACAACCGGATAGAGCTGGAGGTGGTAGGGCACGGCGTTGGGCAAGAGACGTGGAGCATTGCGTACAAGACCATCGAGGGAGACCCAGGTCAGCACCCGTCACACTCGCCGTTGTGGCAGCAACTCGACGAATACCTGAACCAGACGTTCGACCACGAATCAGGGATCGGCATGAGGATTGCCGGGACGTGTATAGATACTGGTTATAAGACAGACATGGTTTATGCCTTTTGCAAGCCTCGGTTCGCACGTCGGGTATTCGCCATCAAGGGCGTCGGCGGGCAGGGCAGGCCGGCGGTGACGAAGCCAACCCGTAACAACGCCGGGGGTGTTCGGGTGTTCGCGTTGGGCGTCGATACGCTGAAAGAGTTGGTCTATTCGCGGCTGAAAATCGCTGAACCCGGCCCTGGCTACTGCCACTTTCCGGCAGACAGGCCGCTTGCGTTTTTTGAAGGCTTGACCGCTGAAAAACTTATTACGACATACTTCAAGGGGAAAGAACTGCGCAAGTGGGTTGTGAAGTCGCAGCACGTCCGCAATGAACCGCTGGACTGTCGCGGGTATGCGGTTGCCGCTCTGGAAATCCTCGGCGTAGACCTCGACAAGAAAAGCAAAGCAATGGCGCGGAGAGTTTCCGAGCGTGAACAGAAACAACCGGAACCGGAAGTTGAGCCGGTGAAGCCGCAAGCGCAGGCGCGAAAAGTCGCACGACCGCAACCGCTCAAGCGTGGCGGGTGGGCAACAGGCTGGAGGGGTTGAGTGACGAACGCTTTTGATTCATCAAACTACACGAAAACGGAACCGACCGAACTGGTTATCGGTGACCGCTGGTTGTGGAAGCGCGCAGACCTCGGAAGCATTTACGCGCCGGCTGATTACTCGCTTACCTATGTTGCCGATAAGCAGGCATCCAGCAGCACTACGTTTAGCATCACGGCCACCGAGTCCGGCAGCGAATACCTGATCGAAGTCGCAAGCGCGACAACGGCAGGCTACACGTCAGGGACTTACAACTGGCAGGCGTACATCACACGCACTTCAGACAGTCAGCGTCTGTCCGTCGCCCGTGGTCAGTGGTCAATTCTTGCGAACCTATCAGCGTCAACGGCTGACCCTCGGTCGCACGTCAAGAAAGTGTTAGACGCCATCGAGGCCGTCATCGAGTCGCGGGCGTCGATAGATCAGATGTCATACAGCATCGCCGGACGTTCGCTGGCACGGACGCCGATCACTGACCTTCTGGTACTGCGTGACAAATACCGCAGCGAGTATATGAGCGAATTGAACGCCGACCGCGTATCGCGTGGCCTTGCGCGCAAAAACAAGTTACTGGTGAGGTTTAAGTGAGCGCGACCCTAGACTGGTTCCGTCGCACATTCTCTGTTCCTGATGTGAAGCCGGCGCATAAGCGTTCGGTAGATTACGCGGCAGCAATGAATAGCCGGCTGACTGCCGGCATGGCGTCGTATTCACTGTCAGCGAATCAGGAGATATACCGAAGCCTGCGCGCATTGCGCGCACGTTCGCGCGAACTCGCACGGGACAATGCGCACGCAAAGAAGTTCTTGCAGATGGTAGAGTCGAACGTCATCGGCCCGGATGGCATCATCCTGCAAAACAAGGCCGGCGACTATCAGGCCGATGGCACGCTGAAACTCGACAACATCGCAAACAATCAGATTGAGCGTGCATGGCGCGAGTGGGGCAAGCGCGGAGTCTGCGAGATTACCGGCAAGATGTCACTTGCCGCCGTGCAACGGTTGTACGTTCGCACGATGGCACGCGACGGTGAAGTTCTGCTGCGTATCATCCGTGACAAGCGCAACCGCTACGGGCTGACGGTGCAATTCATTGACGTTGACCGTCTCGACGAACGCCACAACGACACTCTCGATAACGGTCGAATCATCCGCATGGGGATAGAGTTGGACGCCGACGGCAAGGCCGTTGCGTACCACATTCTGAACCAGCATCCTGGCGATTGGATGGCGCGCACAGACATTCAGGCGCAGCGCGTCCGCATTCCGGCGGATGAAATCATTCACGACTTCGTGTGCGAGCGCCCGGAACAGATTCGCGGCGTGCCGTGGATGCACGCGGCCATGCTGCGACTGTCGCACCTTGGGGCGTTCGATGAGGCGGCCATCATCGCGGCCCGCATCGGCGCGGCGAAAATGGGTTTCTTCACCGCCGAAGATGGCGACATCAGCAACATGTCGGACGATGAGGACGCTGCCGGAAATCTCATGACCGAGGTTGACCCCGGCATGTTCGGTGTTCTGCCGAAGGGTTACGACTTCAAGGCGTTTGACCCGAAGTACCCGGAAGCGAATTACGACGGGTTCACGAAAGCCTGCCTGCGCGGCATCGCGTCCGGGTTCGGCGTTTCGTATAACTCGCTGGCATCAGACCTAGAAGGTGTTTCCTATTCGTCGATTCGTCAGGGAGTGCTTGACGAGCGCGACAGTTGGAAAACAATTCAGTCGCATATGTGTGACGGGCTTATGGGCCGGCTGTATTCCGCTTGGCTGGAAGTCGCCTTGCTGCGTGGTGCTATAGGAAACCTGCCGGCGTCGAAGTTGGCGAAGTTCAAGGCAGACACCTGGCAGCCGCGCCGCTGGCAATGGGTTGATCCAAAGAACGATATTGAGACTGCGCAGTTGTCTATTGAGTTGGGCGTGAAGTCGCGCCGGCAGATTGCAGCCGAGCAGGGCGACGACCTCGACGAGGTGTTGCTTGAGTTGCAGCAGGAACAGGAGAGGATGCGGCAGTTGGGGTTGCTGCCTACCGCTTCCGAAAACGCAACACCACCACAATGACCGGCGGGTTATAAATATCCCATGACTACAGAAAACGAAATTGATCGCCGCGATTCTTTCCTGACGAACCCGTCAGCGGAAAAGTTTGAGCGCGCATTCATCATCAAGCGCGAGGCTATCAATCCAGAGGCCCGCACTGTGGAATTGGCGTTTTCTTCTGAAACGCCTGTAGATCGTTGGTATGGCGTGGAGATTCTCGACCACAGTCCTGCCAGCGTCATGCTTGACCGTCTGCGTGACGGCGGGCCTGTGCTGAAAGATCACGACCCTTGCGAGCATATCGGGGTTGTTGAGAAGGCCGAGATAGGCAGCGACCGGGTAGGTCGTGCAATCGTTCGCTTTGGGAAAGGCGGCGAGGCTGACGAGGTTTTTCAAGACATCGTTGATGGCATCCGCAAGCATGTGTCTGTCGGCTATCGAATCCACAAGGTAGAAGTGTCAGACCCAGAATCGAACGCGCCGACGTACCGCGCAACGCAGTGGGAGCCATACGAAATCAGCATTGTTTCTATCCCAGCCGATGTGAGCGTAGGCGTTGGCCGTTCCGCAGAACCCGAACCAGCACCGCAGCCTGTCGTTGTGGTGCAACCTGAAAAAAGGAAATCGAAAATGAGCGACGAAAATATCGACGTTGGCGCAATCGAAAAGCGCGCAACCGACGCAGTACAGGCCCGCGTGAGCGAAATCCTCGCCTTGGGAGAGCAGTACTCAGAACACGGCGGCAAAGACATTGCCTCGCGCGCATTGCGTGAAGGCAAAGATGTTGCATGGGCAAAAGATCAGATCATGTCCGGCATGATCGAGAAATCCTCTGCCAACCGCACCGCGCCTGACCTTGGCCTGACGGACAAGGA